GTTTTCTTCTTTCTAGATCACTCATTTCTTACACTTCCTACCCTTGGGGCAGGAAGCTTTAGAACCACCAGGCCCAGCCCAAAGGTTTTTACAGGCCCAGTACTTTGCTGATAGTTTATTGTTAGCACTAGCACAGTTGTGTCTAGCCTTAAAGCTTTTACGAGCACCCTCGGAATAATTGTGACCGTAACCTTCAGCACCAAAGTGAATAATCTTTTCTTGCCCACCAGAACAAGCCTTAACCATTCTCTTTTTACCGGGAGATGTTGATGGTCTTGGTTTATTACAAGTCATTGATTTTTTATCTACTTGCTTTGCCATATTAAACTCCTAGGCTTGGGCCTAAAATCTTTAGTGCTTGTTCCGCAAACTGAGGTGGAATATTCTTGCCACCATTCTGCACTAGGTCTTGCTGTGCAGCATTGCCTACGGTATTCAATGCAGACTGTGCATACATCTTCTGCATTTCCATTTGCTGTTGTCTATCAGAAGCAGCCATTGCTTCTTTCTTAAGATCCTCTTCACTCTTGACCCAATTAGATGGATCAAAACCAAGCGAAGTAATCAAAGCTCTAGCATATGATTCCCACTTAAACGAGCTTGCTGCTTGTTCTGGTAGGTTTCTAACCATCTCACCCATTTGCAATAGTTTGGTAAGATCAGATTCTCTTGACAAGGATTGAAGACCAGTTAAGATTTCAATGTTAAGGATACCATCCTTTTCATCAAACTGTTCTTTCATTCCTGGATCAATCTCATTGTTTTGTAACATTAAATAAATTGTACGTTTGACAACCGGAACCATAAAGTCCCTGGCGATTGCGGAGAATGTACCGCCAAGGATTGTTTCTAGTTCATTACCTACAGCACGCACAGCAGTAGCTGTAACTCTATCACCAGTTGGCATAGAAGCTGTTTGTAATAGGAAACCTTGGCCGACTTCTCTACGCATATTCTCTACGGCAGCGTTACCAACCTGTAATTGTGGGTTGATAGTATCGCCCGGAGAAATGGTAAATACATCCGACTTGCGAGCAGGAACCCACTGGCCATTCACAGCAACAGATAGGTCATCAAGCTCTGTAATACCAGCAGGATCTACGCCCATGAAGAAGGTAGACCCAGCACCCATCCCTTGAATCAAAGCCCGTGTATAAGCTTCTAAGGTCTTTATGTCTGAGTATATATCTTCAACATGGGATCTGCCATAGTCTTCTCCTGCAACACTTGACCAACGAAGAATAACATATGGTAGAACATCGTAGTATCCTACATCAATTACTGTTCCGTCTAATTCTTTTTCTACTTTCCAGTTACCTTCATCTGTCTGAGACACACGAATGTAAACTGTTTTAAATCCACTTTGATGTTCTTCACCAGCCATAAAGTCATAAGCACTTGCTGGTTCTTCATTACTTGGTGAAACAAACTCAAGGTAAATAAATTCCTTTACATCTCCATTAACATCTCGTCTAATAACAAATTGATCAAGACGAACAACACGATAAGAGAAATCATTTTCCATAATAATCAGTACATCACCAACTACAATTAGGTGTTGCATTGCTAAGTATGATGCTTCTCTTAGGTTGTTAGATATAAGTTTCCGATAGACCTGATAGGATAGCTTGTCTAAATATTCTGAAATTTCTGGGCTAGGTTCTCTACCATTCTTAAGACCAAAAGAAAAGAATGGAGTATCATTTAGTGGAATAAGAACACTAAGAATCTTACTAGCTAAGGAAGTAACTCCACGAGATTGGACTGAAGAGTATGTCTGAAACAAGTTATCTTGTTGTGACATAGATTGATACGGCAATAGGGAGGGTACGGTTATTGCCGAGCAAGCTCTTGATTTATTTAATTTGGTATCTCTCTTGGCATGTAGAACAAGCCACCTATCTTTTATGGTCTTTTCGGAATTCATTTACTCTCCTTATTCTGGTCTTGTTTCTTGTTCGTACTCTGGTCTTTCAATTGTTGGAGCATCTAGATTAAACCCCATACCTTCGGAGTCTGTTTCTTCTCCAACCTGACCAGTCATTTCAGCAAAGACAGCAGCTTCTTGTTCTTCTTGTGCTCTTAGTTCTTCTTCTTTAGCTAGAGCAGCTTCTTGTCTACGCTCTGCTTCTTCTTCCTTCTCCTGCTCTCGCTGAACTCTTAGTCTTTCTTCTGCTTCAAGTTGCATTTGCTTTTGTGCTTCTAATGCTTCTCTTTGCATGTCTCTTTGAAATTGAGTTTGCTGTTCCCAGCTAGGTCCTCTGGACCCACCTTTACCACCACCTCCCATAGTTACTTCCTTTCTTGGGCATTATACATTGCCCGTATCTTCTGAACTAGTTCCACTTGTCCCGCTTTGTAACCCCTTTGATAATCTTTTAATTCTAGGTCGCTTGGATATAGGATTATCAACTTCTCCAAGTGTTGTACTAGTTCCTTGGATATTCTTAGGTTTTCTTTCATTTTCTATAGTTCCATTCTTGTAATCATTAAGTACTTTTAAAACCAAGTGGAGGTCGGGGTCACGAATGACCCCTAACTTCCACTGCTTTAAAAGAATTTCAAGTCGGTTCATGTTCATCTGATTCCTTAATCATAATGTTTAGCATGAAATTCTTGGGGCCTGGTTCTATTTTATTTTCATAAATAGCTTCATGGAAATTATCTAAAAAGATTTTAACCATTGACTTATTATGAAACCCTACATCGAGTGTAGAGTTAGTAAGTTTAACTAGGTTAATAGCTTCTTTAACAACAGCATCCATGTCATATTCTGACTCTACAAATCTTGTTGGCATAGAACCTCCTTATACAAGCTCACAACCATTAGCTGTGCAAGCCATAGCGTGAGCTGTCTTAGTTGAATCTTCTAGTTCATACTTGGATAATAAGCTCCAGTTTACATGTGTTGGCATCTTAGCTTCCATTGCTTCATACTCTTGTAGAGTAATAGATTCAAATGGAGCTTGTTGATAAACATGATCTTCAGATGGTAAGAATGAAACACCGGATACTAGGTTCCAGTTTTCCCATAACCAACCACCAATATACATAAAGTCAATGTCACTATAGTTTACAGTTACACTTGGCTTATGGTCGCAGTACCATAATTGATAAGCTAACCACAGATTTAAATGACCAATAGCATTTATTTCTTTTTGTGTTACACCAAAGTCAGCCTTAATAGGAAATGAAAACACAGCTGTGTGATCTGGTTTCATTACGCACGGCTCACTTGGTATACCAGAATCTCGCATGAAGTTAGCCATAGGTGAATCCTTTTCCATCCTGATACGACGAATATAATAATGATCGTATCGTGGGTGTAGACCACTGGCTGAACCAGCAACACAAGATGTAGTTCCTTCTGGCTTGATACAAGTAATTGACTTACTTGGCTCAATCATAAGAACATCAGCCCATGCTTTGTTAATACCATGTGCTACAAACTTAAGTGCTTCTAGTAACTTCTTAAGTTCTTGTGCACCTTGGCCACCATTGGTTAGACTATTGTCAAAGATACCAGTCATACTAACACCTAGCAATCTTTCTTCTTTGCAGTTAGTTTCAAATGATGAATCATTATTACTAGCGAAGTAAGTAAAGTTTGTAAATGCTGATTGAATAGTACCAAGGATTGTAGCTAGTCTAATCTTTTCAATTAGCTGTGGTGCTTGGTCGTTAGGCTTTACTACAACTGTACTGAGATTGCAGAATTGATTTGGTCTAAGAATAATTTCAGAGCATGGGTTAGTACCAAACTTAAAGTCTGGATTTCTACCAGCCTTGGCAGCAATACTCTTCATTGCTTCTCTATTACAAATGCCACGCTCACCTGATCGTGAGTCATATAAAGATGACCACTCTTTTAGGAATGTACCCATGTCTGGCTTTGTTTCATAGACAGCAGAGTTATTAGCTAATGATCTACGACCATTCTTTTCCCACCAAGGACCACTCTTTGCGTGGGCCATCTCGTAATCGCTAAGGTCTGATAAGCTAATTAGTGCAGACCGCCTTACGCCACCACTAATAATACTGTCAGCAATCTGACATACAAGATCGTGTACTTCAATTGGTTTTAGTTTACGACCCCGAGCACTATAGAAGATGTTTGCTGTGAATTTAATAAGACGAATGAATGGTTCTGGGCCTGAGGCTCTACCACCAAAAGTCTTAAGTCTAGTACCGGCTGGTCGTATTTTACTTACGTCAACCATAAAATGCTTACCATTGAACAGTTCTGTAATAAAATACTTATAAGCATTAGCCCAACCTTCTCTAGAATCTTCAACTACTATGGCAGAATCTACTTGTTCTAGATTATTGGGTACTTGAGATAGATTATTAATCTCATCTCTCTCTACAGAGAAGCCAACACCAGTGCCGCAAGCAAGAGTATAAAGAATATTAGAAAAAGATTCTACAGAGTTTACGGCAACATAGCAACAATTATAAGCAGCCACATCGTCCTTATCTAATGCTGAGCCAGCAGTCATTAG